GGATGTAGCGGCTGACGAGGCCGCGGATGCGCGCGGGATCCTCGGGCCGAAATACCAGGTAAGGCCGAGGCGGAATGTTCTGGTGGCGCTCATGCGCGCTGACCTTGGTCATGTTGCGCGGTCCGATGCGCTTGATCTTCTCTGTCACCAGGTTACGTGGGCCGATCAGCTTGGTCCGGAGCGTTACGCGCTTATGCCCCTTCGACGCTGGGCCCTCAACACGCCGGCTGACATATTCGCCCTTCAGCTTTTCGAAGCTCCCCACATAGCGAGTCTGGCGCCGCTGATGCTCGCCGACCGTTACTGTCGCCTCGGATTCGGCCTTGGTCTGCGGCCCGATGGCGGCAGTGCGATCACGCGATCCGAACTGGTGGACAGCCGCATACTTCAGATTGGTGCCGATCACTACGCTGTTGCCTTGGACCGCATAAGTAATCGAATTCAGTAGCGTGCCTCTATTGATCAACAGCTTGTGGCCAGGACCGTACCGCTTGGGATCGCGCTTGATCGTATTCGGCGAAAGAGGAACCCAAGAGTTTGCCGGAGATCCCTGCTCTCGGAATGTGCGGCGAACCGAGACAAGTTGAGACATGCCGATCTCCCGCGTCAGCTCATAGTGCTGTTGCAGCGAGAGGTGGAAGCGGCCCAAGGCCACTACCGCCCGGCTCTCATCGACTTGGATTACCTCAGTCGCCACGTCTTACCTCGTCCAAAAATACGAAGAACTGCCACCACGCTGATCGCAATCGCCGCCCGTGTAGCCATCCAGATTGCTATCGCTAAAGCGATCCGGCTTGCGGGTCACCACTGCCTCGCCGGATCCAGACTGGGGTTGCACGGCGGAAAGAGGCTGATCAAGCGAGGCTTTTCCGTTCGAAATATCTTTCAGAAAGCCAATGGCCTGGTCGAAACGCTGCTGAATCGTATCGCTGATGCGGGTTTCACGACGCCGGCTGAAGAGCAGGTAGATGGTGATGTCCAGCGTAAGCGCCTTCACATCGGCGGATTGCTGCAGCGGCGTGACATACCGCTGCCGGCAATAAGATTCGACGCGGCCCGATGCCTCTTCAAGCGCGGCGCCCGTAATCTGAGCAATGATCTGTTTCCCCGCGTCTGAAGTCGGATCGATCGGAGGTTGACTAGGATCATCGTCGATGGTCAGCTCATTCAGGTCCTTCTGCGTAAGCCGCAGGGGGACCAGGTCGTCTTGGGTCGCGTAGGCCATGGATTACTTCGTTTCCTCGGGAGCTTCCGCAGGTGCAACGTAAGGGGTGATCACCTTCAACGCCAGCAACCGTTCAGCCTGTGAGTCGGTCAGATCGATCTGTTCGCCACGTTTGTATGGCTCATTGTCGTGATTGATCGGATGCAGCACGGTGTAAGTCGCCGGCACACCCTCGTCAACTTTCTTTTTGCCTGCCATGGATCCTTCTTTCTACGCGTGAGAAGTGAGGTGCGCCGGCCATTCGCACTTCTCGCGTTCAGGCCGGCTCATCTGTGAAGTTCTGGATTAGGCGACCGCGTTGGCGAACAGGTAACCGGCCTCGGGAGCGGTGATGTTCTCTGTCGAATACCAGTCAACGCCCAACAGATCCGCCTTGGCCGTCGCGTCCGGATGCCGCGCAATGATCACGCCGTAGCCGTCGATGGTCAACGGCGCATCCGTCCAGACAAAGCTCTTCCCAAAACTGATGTCCTTCGGAGCGACCTGGCCCTCTGCGCCAATCACGCCAGCATTCACCACAGAAGGCGCCACATAGGCCAGAATGGCGTTCTTGCCCCAAAGGTAGCTCTGGGTGCCATCCCCGTTGTCCTTGATGCTGGCGGCCACCACAACCTTATCCACGCCGAAAACCGTCGCGAGTTCCTGCGGTCCGATGACGCCTGCCTGGGTGTACTTGAAGCGGTCCACAATCAGCGGATGGTTGCGCACCATCTTGTAGACGTCATAACCGAGTATCAGCAGGTTCGCCGGTGAACCGGTTGTGATGATCGCCTCTTTCGCCGTTTCGACGGCGGTGATTGGATTCGAGTTCACGTAATCCGACCAGAGCGAGCCGGCCGAGAGCGTCTGGGTGTTGTTGCCGTAGTTCGCTGGAGTAGTTGCCAGCGTGGCGGCACGGGCCTGGCGATCAAGCATCAGCTTGGTCTGCAGCAGTTCCACGGTGCTCTGATTCAGATCGCCGATTGTGTACGACTTCTTCTCTTCGTCGGCAACCACCGCGCTCAGCGCATGGCTGGGGCAGAAGTAGCTGGACGTAGAGAGCTTGAAGCTGGTGCGCTCGGAAGGCGAGCCGGGAGCGCGCAGCGTGTTGTTGGAGAGCTGCTGGGCTTCACGGCCAAATACCCAGTAGCGATCAGTCTGGCGGAGCACCGGCAGACGCGGAAACAGCAAGTCTGTCACGTCCTGATTGTTGCGATAGCCCTTCGCGTAGTTCGAAAGGGCCATGTCTAACCGCCCGGTTAGGGGCAGAACCACGGAAGTTGCCATTGTTTCAGCTCCTCAAAGCTAGAATGTCCGGCGCCCACAAGCGCAACGGAGTTGTGTTACTTGACGGAAGGTGCGACGTCGATAATGAATTCATCACCAACGACAGCTGCGCTCGATTGCGCGCGGCCGGCAATCTCTTCGCCGGTGCCAGCGGCGCCCACGGCAGGAATAAACCGCGAGGTGGCGTCCGCCTTGACATACTGACCAGCAGTAATCACCGCGCCGGCTATTGCGACCGTCTCACCATCCTCGACGACAGGAAAAGGATCGCCCACACTTGTGCCGGCCAACGGCACATCGCCTGCTACGCCGATCACACGCGTATTGAGCACAGTGATCAGCTTGCCGCCGTTATCGGCCACACCTTGGGCCACCGCGTAGCCGCGCAAAATCCCGGCCGTCTCAGCTACTCTGGTGCGGATTGCGGGAATCCCAACGGGTCCCATCACTCGCATTGTCATGATTCAGATCCTCATTTCTCTGGAATCGTGCGCCTCGGGGGCAGCTTTCGTCCTTCGATTCCCCCGAGGCGTTGTTCACCGGCCCCAAATTACCTCCGGCTCGAAAAAACTTTCTAGACCGCTCCCGCCGTGCTTGCGCCAGCAGTTACCGGCTTGTAGCCTTCCGCCTTCAGCTCCCTGTACGCATCGACGTAGGCGATCTTCTTCTCCTTGACTCGCTGCTTCACGGCCTCGTCGAAGAGCACAGACTCAGGATCGACGCCTTCTTTGAACTCCAGCGTTCCCGGCACGCCTGACAGCTTCAAGGAACCCTCCGGCACGATCTTTCCAATGCCATCCAGAACATCCGCGAAAAGCTGCAGCGCATCCTTCTTCTGCTTTTTCTCGCCCTCGCCGAATTCGATTTCGACGATGCCGGCGGTACTGAGCGCCTGGAAGAGCTGGGGCACGCCCATGTGCTCGTAAGCCGGAAGCCAGCGCTTATTTGCCCGCAGCGATGCAATGGCGTCCTTGGCGCGTTGCGAAAGGCCAGCCAATGTCTGAGTTTTCTTGTATTCCGCAAACTGGGTCTCAGCTGCTTCGCGCAAGGCGCGCTCGGCCGCCAGATCCGCAGCGAACTTGGCTTCGGTTTTCTTGTTTTCGGCGAGGATCAGGTCCTTGACGCGATCTTCGCTGAATGCCGGCTGCGGAGTGGGGGTTCCGAACATCTCCCGCAGTGCCTCGCGAACTTTGTCCGCGATGGACTTGTTGTCATCTGCCATTGTGTTCTCCTCGTCGAATTCAATTGATTGAAATTCCGCCTGGCTAAATGCGGCATCGGCCAGACCTTTTACTTCTGGAACATCTGCGCCCAGAAAGCCAAGGTGCCGCAAACCATACTTCCCATCGGTGGCTTTGTAGAGCGCCACAGACCGCTTCTTATAACGTCCGGCAAGGAATGCCTCACGAAATGCGGGCTCAACCTGGTGGAGCTTCGCCATTAGTGTGCCGGTTACGTTCTTCAGCTTCGATACCCAAGCGTAGGCGGGAGCGCCGTTCTTCGGATGGCCCAAGACTACCGGGGATTCATGCTTCGCCGGATCGTAGCTGTCGGCGATCTGCTGGACGTCGGCTTCGGAGTAGTTCCCTTTTTCGCCGTAATCGCCGGCGCGAAAGATCTCCATCCATGGCGTTTCATTGTCGGGATGCTGGGAATTCGCGGGATTAGAAGGTTCGGCCACGAATCAAATTTAAGTGCAGCAATAGATAGTGAGGTGCCTAATAGATTCGGTGGAGAGAGAGAGTTAAGATGACACACTTGCCGAGCTATCCGCCCATTCGAGAGTCGGAAACGGCATGTTTATGCAGTGCCCATCGCGACGTTACTTAGTTGTGCCCAGTAAAATCGCAAAGGATGCAACCCTTACCGGCACATGAGAAGCAATCGTTAATGGACGCGCTGGCGACTGGCTCCGACCTTTTGCGTTCGGCTCGCGCAGATTCGACTTCAGAAAGCAGATTCACGATGTAATAGGTGGCAGTGCATTCTCCAAGTCGGCCGCATTCTTCCTTCGCCATGTAGAGTTCTTCTTCACTCAGTGTTGCCATTCTGAAAACCTTCCTTCTGTTAGGCCCTGTTATGCCAGCGACTGCGCTAAACCTTAAAACGCCGATTCGTAAGCTTCGGCGGGCGGTTCGGGAGGCCGCTCATTGGCCCCATCGAGCAGCACTAGGTCATCGACGATGGCTTATGCCGCCATCAATGTACGGAAGTCGGTTTGCTGAAGTTCGAGCAGCGTGAAAGGCTTGCTTGCCAGCCTCTCAATGCCACCTTCCGAAGCGTCAGAATCGATCTGCAGCGCCTCTTCTTCTGTGAGTGGAACAACCGAACACCTGCAGTTGAAATCCCAAGGTGGATAGATCTTGCGCCACACTGGATCGATTGCGCGCGCAATGAAGCCGTCGAGCTCGGCATGCCCCGGCCGCACGCGCATGTCGCCCACCGTCCAATACTGCCAGAACGGGAGCGCTTCCATCATGTGCGGCTCTTGCATCTGCTCAAGCCGTCCGGTGCCATAGGCCTTCAACGTGTTCGTGCTCAAGACGGTGTCGAGTTCAAAGCCCGTGAGATCGGCAACTCCAGCTTCTGAAGTGATCTCATGCACGGTCTTTTCGAAATCGGCCCGAGTTCCGCCATGAGCCGCAGTTTCAGTCAGCGCATCGCGCACCTTGGCGATGATGCGCTGATCATTGACGCCAGCCACCGTGAAGGCATCGCTGCGATACTGCCGCGTGAGTCCGTCAAACACTTCCTTCGTGACCGGAGTCAGATGACGAAGGTAGTCAATTGCGCCTTCAGACGGAAGATCGAAAGAGAAGCCCACGTCAAAGTTGGCCTTCTCTGGATATTCGGCGAACGTGTGAATCAGATGCGACCCGGTTGCCAAGCGCACCGGGCGACGGGTCTTCGTGAGGCCAGTCCGCACAATATGCAGGCGCCCAAGCAGATTCGAGGCCGCCATGTAGCGTGCCAGCGTATCGCCGATCTTGACCTGGGACGAGATCACTTATCGCTCACATTCGCCGCAATCATGCTGTCAGCCAGTTCGTGGATCCGGTTTCGGTAGATATTTGCCGATTCGCTCTTGCACTGATCGAAAAGCCGGTCGAAGTCCTTCTGCTCATGGATGACCGAACGCGGCGCCTTCGTTTCCGCGAACGGAACCGGGTCCTTTCCATCTTTCCCGGTTCCCGTATCGCTTTCTTCCTCCACTGCGGGATCTTCGCCGGGGACTGAAGGCGCTGGCACGCTGACAGGCTTGAGAACCACATCGCCAGCCTTCGGTTCAGGCAGCCCGTAGGTTTCCTGCACATAACTCTGAGTGATTGGCATGCCCATCTTCTGCAGAAGGGCGTCAACGGTGGAACGGTCCCCGAGATCAGTTTCGTCCGCATTGCTCAGAACAGCTTTGGGCATGGGAGCATCCGGGCCATAGTTCCACATCACCAAATTGCGGACGATCTGGTCATTCAGGATGTTCGAGAGAGACTGGGCTAGGCGCGCGGCTTTCTTTTCCTTCACGCCTTCATGCACCGTTCCCAGTGCCTGTGTGCCCTTGCCGTTCTCGCCACCGTGGCTGGTCAATGTCTCGCCCACCAGGTTGCGGTAGATGGCCAGCTCGCAGCGCATGCAGAGCTTCTCGTAGACGTCTGGATCCTGCGAGCGTGCAATCTTGAGCAAATCCTCCATCAGACCGAAGTTCTTGGGAACGGCAATGGCCACGCGTTCGATGATTGCCTCGGCCGCCGCCAATGCCTTCTGCTTCTCGCTTTCGCTCGCGCCCTGCTCATACTGGACGACAGCGGTGCCAGGGCCTTTCTCGGCGAAGCGCAGCCAGAAGCGCATAGCCTGGCGCTTAAACCAGCTCGGCCAGAATACCTTGCGCAGCAGCGGCCGGCCGCGACGGTTACGAGCACGCGGCCGATAGCTGAAGATCGCGAACTTCTGCTCAGGAACTTCCATTCCCATGATGTCGTAAGGCGTGGTGAGCAGCCGCAGGTTGCCGGTCTGCGGATAGAACGGCGGTGCAAACGTGAAGAGCTCCTGCGGGCAATCCTTGGCGTCTTTGAGCGAGACCTGGCCGGCGCTTACGTCATACATCAGCTCCACAAGCGAGAAGCCGTAGAAGGGCGCATCCATGAGGCTGTCGAGCATGGCTTCGAAGCTCGGCATCCCGTCAAACTGGCCCTGGACAAACTGCGCAATATCGACGGCCCGGCTGCTCTGATCGGCCGGCTGCACTGTAAAGTTGCGATCCAACACCGCCAGCTTCAGTTCCTCCATGGCGGCGCCCACGTCTTCATCCTTCTCTTCGAGCTCGCGATAGAACTGGACCGCAAAGGGCGTGTCCATAATCATCTGCTGCCACATGGCAGTCGGATCGCTCATTCCGGTGAAGGCTAAGGCCAACCGCCAGGTGGTGTACTGATGCAGATAGAGGACATCCTGCGTAACAACTTCCTGCTTGAGCGGTGCTGTCGATGGAGCCTGATTGTCGGCCATCAGAGAATTCCTCCAGAATTGGCATAGGTGGAGCGGCCACCCGGCACGGTGACTTCGTTTGAAACTGAGCCCATATCTGCGGCGAAGTCGGCCAATGCTTTAGCCCAGAAAGCATCAGCGTGCGCGGTGAGCTTCTTCTTCACGCCGCCGGCGACGGCTGTATCGACTTCAATGTGCGGTGCATCGAAGGTAACGCCACTTGACGTAGCTTGGCGTTTGATCGCCTGCAGCTCAGTGCGGATCCGTCCGTCATATGGAATGCGGCTACGCATCTGCTCAAAACGTTTCTTGATGCGTATGGCAAGATCGATCTTCATCTTCACGCCGTTATCATTGTTGCCGCCAAAGCTCACGCCCATCAGGCGACCTTCATTGGTCACATTCAGTAAGTCGTAAAGGCCGACGCCCATGCCTGTCTTGTCGATTGCCGCTCTGGAGCACAGTCGCACGATAGGATTGAGCGCGGAGTTTTGATTCGGGAATGTGATGTTGTGGAGCCAGAACACGCCTCGCGTCCATGCAACATCGCCCACCTTCTCATCGAGCCAGAGGCAGGTGGCATCGTGATCGCGGCCGACGTCGATTCCCGCGAACAGAGGTCCGCGTGGATTGAAACGCGGATCAAGAAGTGCGGTGGTATACGAGTCCGGGCCGATCTGGACAAGCTTCGCATCGAGTGTGTTTTCCTCACATGCGGCAATCAGATCGAGCGTGAGCCATGCACCAGTCGATTTAAGGAAGACGCCGCAGAACTCCTGATTCCATGTGTCGTCGTCGTTCAGGCCGGTGCGCATTTCGTCGATCTTGATCGGGCAGCCTTCCCGCACAGCCATGTAAACGTCCACCCAATGACCCGACCATCCGTTCTTTCTAACCGGCAGCATAGACGGCGCGACGCCCAGATCAAGTCCGAGATCACGGGCAATGTCATAGAACTTCCCCTGTTCACCGTTCGGGGTCGAAAGAACGCGCAGTTTGTGGCCCAGTGCGACCTGGCGGAAAACAGCCGCGAAGATCGCATAACTATCCTCGTGATGAGCAAATTCGTCCAGAATCGCGTTGCCTGGATAGCCGCGGGCTGTGCGCGGGTTCGCTGGCAGCGCGATGATACGGGAGCCATTGGGAAAGGTGATGCGCTGCTGGATCGCATCGATCCGACCAAATGTATCGATGAAATCTTCATCCTGGTAAAGCTGAGCTGTACCGCCCATCAGCTGCAGGTTCTTTTGGCAGGTCTCGATAAACTCCGTGGATTGCGCCTTGGAAGCGCTGAGCACGGTCCAAGTGGTGTTCGGTCGGATCAGACATCCATCCTCGTCGCTCATGATGGCTTCAAGGCCGGTTGCATAGCTGAAACCAATACGCGCGGATTTCACGGCGGCCTTGAACCGGGTGTGATCGTCGATCCACCGCTGCTGATAGCCGCGAAGCTGAATCACCGCGGGCAGTTTGATCTCTTTTTTGGGAAACTCGATATTAGACATGAGTGGGCGCCTCCACTGGAGGCAGACCGAAGACCCGCTCGCGCAACCGGTTGATGTCCTTGACAGTCAGTTCGCCCTTCTTCAGCTTGCTGGCAGCCTTGTCCGTCTCGGCTTCGAGCTTCTTCCGCATCAGCGCTTCGCGATCCTCGAAGGCCTTGATCTTGCGCTCGTCCACGGCCACCTTGCGCTCTTTGATTTCGTTGGCGCGCCGCTGCTGCATCATTTCAGCCAGGGCGATCAGAGCGCTGGCCGCCTTCATGCGGCCCTTGGGCGTGGCATCCTCGGCCAGGACAGACATGATCTGGTCACGGGCAGCATTCATGACAGCATCGTCGTCACCGGCAACAATCGACTTGGCGAAAGCCGCGGCGATCTCCCGCGCCTGCGCCGAGCGCGCCATGGTCTCGGCCACCACCTGGCTGACCCGCAGGTCGTACCAGCGGTGCAGATTCGAATGCGGTAGCTTGAGATCCGGGAAGAGTTCCAGAACCGGAGTGGTCAACCCTTCCCAGTTCACAAAGCCGCCACCCTTGGTCGACCAAGCCTCGTTATAAGGAAGAGACGACAGCTCCTCGATCTCCGGCCAGGTCTTGCCGGCATCGCGCAGCTGCAGGATCGCGTCGCGCACTTCGACCGGCATGCGGTCGATGTTGAGCGGGCGCTTCACCTCGCGCTTCTCTCCGGTTTTGGGCCTGGACTTCTTCATGTTCCCCTTAACTGAACGCGACGTGTTCGTTGTCTTTACGGCGAAGCGCAATCACGGAGCCGAGAGAAGTCAGCATGATCCGCTCGGCGATAAAACGCCCCTTTTCGTCACTGAAGGTCTGATCGAACTTCACGTAGTTCAGCTCTTGCAGATCCTGCAACATCGTCATGACTTGGCGGAAACTCATGTTTGAGCCAAGATCCCGCAGAAGATCCTGCAGAATTGAATCACTCATTCTGTCCAGTTGGTTTTCATGCCCCTGCCGAATCAGCTTCAGAATGTTGCCGCGGCGGATCTTGGTCTGCTTCATCTCCTGTTCAACGTTCATTTCATCCTCGATTCACTAAACGGTTCACAGCATCGGCCACATTCGCGAGTACTTCGTCCTGGCGATTGAAGCGCTCATAGACAGAGGGAAATTCCTGCGCGGCATAAATCGCCAGCCTTCTTACCTCTTCCGCCTGCTGGCCGCCCTGGTCCGCAAGTTTTGACAGCGCATTGGCTTGGCGATCGCTTGCCTGCGCCTGCTGCTGGGCACTCGACACTAGAGCGGAAAAAGCGGTCTGAAGAGAATCGCTCAGTCGCGACATAAATCGTCCACCAAAGGCCAGCGCGACCAGGGCAACGATTGGCCAAGGACCCCACACGCCAAGCAGCCGGAAACCTTCAATCGGCTGGCGCTGAAGCAATTCGAAGATCCCCACAACCACCGCAGCGCCCCCGGCAGAGCTGAGCGCCACCCGAAAATGCCGAAGCCAGCCCCCACGGAAGCTAGCTGCCACCTCGCCTTTTGGCACTTCGTTCAATCCAATCCCCAGCGTCGTCACTTGGCCGAATTTCCCTTCCCGAGTCTCAAAACCGTTTTGCCCGTTCTCTCCAGCGCCTTGAACTCTCCGCCATCGAACGGAAACGTGTGCAGTACAGCGTACCGGTAATTCTGGTGAGCATCCCTAGCCTCGCGTAGGTCCGAGGCCGCCAGAACGCCGTCTGGCGCGATTTGGACTTTTTCTCTATTTCTTCGCCTCGGTCACCGCTTGGGCGACCGTCAGGTTGTCCGGCCGAGCCCACATCGCCCGGAATTTCGAACTGAAAGCCAGTCCGGCTTTCGAGTCCTGGGTAAAGATGGCGGAATTGTCCTGGAGCCGTTCGCCCTGCTCGCTGAAGTTGGCCGAACCATCGCGGGTCAGATAAACGTAGTAGCCCTGGCCGTCGAACAAGTCGATGGCATACCCCTTCAAGTGCATCAACACCTTGGACCGCTTGACTCGAATCTCGACATTGGGAGTGCCAATCAGCACATGGATAGGGCTGCGCGCACAAGTGACGTCGCCGCGGCATTCGGCCTGCAGTTCGCCCCGGTCGAGGTAGATGAGCTCATTAATGCCATGAGCCGCCCGCTCTACAAGGGCATTGATGATGGCCTGGTCTGTCAGGCTGAAGGCCGCCAATGCGATCGAGGAGTGCGCCGAGGCAAGTACCTGGGTGTCCAACTGCTCCAAGTTCGTTTCTGGAGAATAGAACGTGCCATCTGGCAAAGCCGTGCTGGTGGGCTGGCTCTGCGGGTCTGTCGTCACCGAAAGATTGAAGGGCATCTTAACCCGTTCGCCTACTGTCGGAATTTGGGCATAGACCGGTTGCAAACACGCCGAAAGCTGGACCGCCAAAAGGAGCAAAAGCCAAGGGAAGATCTTCTTCGCCTCCAAGCCCATCGCTGCAACCCTGGTCTTTGCAATATCCAGATTGGCCTTCAGCTCGTTGCGCTCCTTGATGATCAGAGCCTTCAGCTTGCGTTCCTCTACCAGCTCGGCGCTCCAAACCTTGCCGCCATACTTGGCGCCCGCATAGAACACCCCAGCCAGAATGGCCAATGCCAAAATTACCCAGAGAAAGATCATTCCGTCCTCGCTTTCAGTTGGCGGCATCCAAGCAGGTTCGCTCAGATGCCGCCGGTTGGTTGAGTTTCCCAGGTACGCGCTTGGCCGTCGCCACCCACAATAGGACCAGCGCTACGAAACCAAGCCGCTGGCAGCAATCTGAGGTATTCCGCTGTTTTGGGTGTATCTCGTCAAATTTCCAAAACCTGCAACATGGAGAGAACCGTATCCTGCGTCGAGGCTGGAAATCGCTTCAGCCAGCCATCCCACAACAGGACGTGGCACTCATCCACATATTTCAGCCACCATGCCCACGTCGCGGCTTGATTCACGCCCCAAGTGATAAACGGAGCGAGTTTGGCATCGTACTTCGGCGATACCATGCAGTGGCCACCCCAGCCGCCAGGCTGCCCGCTCTTGCCGTCTGCCACGTCCCACACGCCCTGATTCTGCGCCGCGAGTGGCAGCTCAGCTCCTACGTAGACAGCGCCGAAATAGGCGATGGCCTTCTTAACGTGGTCGATGTTCTTTGGATCTGGCGACACATAACCCAGCAGCTTCATGCCAGCGAAGCCATCGCGCTTGATCCCATCGAGCACGTCCATTTCAATGCCGCCCTGGTCGGTCGAATCATCGCCAGGCACGTAGCCGCAATACTTCTCGTATCCCGCCACAATCTGGCTATCCGCCGGTGTAATTTCTGCACCCGTGTTCAAAGATGCCACCTGAATGCTGTGGCCAATGCCCGCGATCGTGCAGTCGCCAAGCTGGTCATTTGACATCATGCCCCAGGCCGTGACACCGCAGGTATTGTCCACTGCCGCCGGAGGCGGAGGGAGGGACGCTAACATCTTGTGGGCGGCCGTGCGGCGACGTAGATCGTGCCGGATACCACTGCGGCCTAGTTGGAGTTGCGAATAATTAGCCATTTGCGCTCTCCATCAAACTGCGAATCTTGCCCTGTACTGCCTCGGCAGGGACGATCAGCGGCTTTTTGAGGCACTGGATCGTCAATGTTTCCGCGACCTGATCGTAAGTCCAGGTGAGCGTATAGCCCTTTTGGGTTGCGGTGCCGATATTCCCCGACACCGTAACCCCGATAGCCCGCTGCACCTTCGCCGCAAGCGCCTCAAAGCGCTCAGGGATGATGTTGGTAAAGGTTTGGGATGGGAGCGCCATTAGAAGCCCCTGGACTCCGCATAGCTGAGAGCAACGCCGTACGGGACGCCAGCCGCATCAGCCACCCGCTGCCGATCCTGCGCGCTCCACATCGCAGCAACCTGCCGTAGTTTGACGGTGCGCTTGGCCAGCTTAGCCTGTACGGTAGCCGTGGACTGCGCGGAAGAGACGTAGGCATCAATGATATGGATTGCGGCATCGAGCGATGCCAACACCACTACGCCCGCCGCCTTACTGTCCGAATTCTTAACGCTAGCCACGGCCAGCACATTGTCCGCATCGGTAGCCAGCGTGTCCACTAGCGCTTCGATATTGCTCCAAGCCGTCGCCTTCGTCGCGCTGGAAGATGCCGCCAAATAATCGGCAGAAAATGTCTTCAGCTGGGCCAGGTCCGCGTTGATCGTAGTTAACGAAGCTGAGGTGCTTGAGGTGTCAGTACTCGAAGTGCCCACAGCCTCATAGATTGTCAGCGCCTCGGAAACGAGGCTGATGGCCGTTGGAACGTACGCTTCGATCTTCGTTACGACCGAATTGATTTCCGAGGCCGTGCAGCCAACTATGCTCGCTCCCAAAATGCCAGCCAACAGGAAAATCGCAATTTTTGCGCCTGTCGTCGAGCTTGTGGCCGAATCGGAAGTGTCCGGCAGCGGCGACTGCTTGAGCAGCGCAAGAATAGCCAGGGCCGCGGTCAGGCCACCCACAGCCAAAATGTGGTTGATGCCACTTGCGGTGAAGTTGAAGCTCGACGGGTCGATGATTGCCGCCGTCACGCTGGTCGCAAACGCTGAAATCGCGCCTGCAACGATCGAATGAATCCATGCCTTCGTGTTCATATCCCCTCTTCCTGCTGCTAGAGTTTGAATTCTTGCGCCGCCGCCGGTTCCGGCGGCACGTCGTACTGCTTCAGGTCGTAAAGGCTCATCAGATGAGATAAGCCTGACGCATAGGTTGGGTTGGTCGAGTAGCCGCACCGCTGCAGTTGTCGGGCAAAAGCCTCTGGATCATTCGTTGCGGCCATGGCTGGTCGGTACCGCTGGGCAATCGCAAGCAGCTTGGCATGTGCCTCGAAGCTGCCGTTCACGTCCTCGTAGCGGGCAAAGTCAGCTTCCTCAACCTGGATCTTCCCGTGAACGTATTCCTTTGTGGGCAGTTCGACGTAGGTGCCCGGCTTGGCCAGATGCTCGGCCTTGATGCCGAAATAGTTGTTGTACGCGCGGGCAAGCTGGCTCTGTCCCCAGCCGAGTTCGTTGCTCGACTCCTGGATAGACTGGGCGATGGTCACAGACGCAGGGATTCCCCACTTGCGCTGCGCGGCCTGAGCCGGCGGAACCACCAATTTTAAAAATGCGTTCTGCAAGCCGTTCACTGGCATCTCCCCTTTTGGAGGAAAGCGCGGCGGCTGAGATCAAAGAGTGGCTTTTCCTCCACTCGCCCCAGCCGTTCTCCACGCCGCTCTGGCACGCCGCACATCTCCTTTCAAGAGATTGTGTGGGACCATCCCCGTAGGTAGATACCAGCGTAGGACGCGGCAAAGCCGCACTGAGGCGCAGCGGGAGGCGAACGAATAGATGCAATAAAAGCAATCGCCGCCCGTGAAACGGGCGGCGATGGGGAGGCGGAGAATGGTCTGACTTGCTTATTGTTTCAGTGCGTCATCGATGGCGTTTGAGGGATAATCCTTTTGGCACTCCTTGGGATTCGCGGAATACGTCTCTCGGATTTCTCCATACCCTACGCAAATTGAAAAACCAGACTCAGCAAAGGCAAGCGACTGAGAAATCTCTCGCTCGTGATCTGTCTTAGCTGATGCTTGAAGTGCTGCTATCGAGGCTTTTGCTATATCGCGACTTTGCTTGTACTTGTTCCATCCCAATACGGCCTGGTTGCGCTCTACATAGATCAAATCCGCAGACTTTCGGGCAGCATCTGAAAACTCTGTACTCACCTTTGCATTTGATTCTTGTAGTGCAGATGTACGCCTATTCTCGGCATCGAACTGAACCTGCCTCCATACCCACCAACCTGCCGAGATAACAATCCCTAGGACAATAGCCGTCACAACTGCACTGATTCCAGCCACAACGCCAGCTTTAACAATCGACTTGCTGATGCGCGCCTCGATCGCCTCAACTTTCTCGTCGTCCATTTTTCTCACTTTCTGACTGGCTTATTCTGTCTCTTCCGCGACGCTGCGGTCTCCGTTTTCCCATAGTTGCGGGCCAAGTTTGTCCTTTGCTGCATGGCCACTCTTTCTGTCACCCACATGGATGTTGATCTCGATTCGGTCGCCCACTACAACGCAGTTATCCGAAGCATTCACATTTACCGTCACTCCATGGCTCTGCTGATCCCTTCGTTCTTGCGGTTCAGTGGTGTCCATTAGGTCTCCGATCTGTTGAACGATATCCATGCTTTCCGTTTCAGTCAATCTTCCTGTCCCCTGACCACTTGGCCATTAAGCGACAGCCAAGAATCTTTCTACAATATCAGAGGGCTTCTCCCGATTCCCGTGACAATACTCATACATCAACGCAATCAATTGCCCGTATTTCTCACTTGGAAGCATCAGCCCTTTCTCTTTCAGATTTTTGTCGACAGTCGCGACTACCTGGACTAAAAGTTCCCGGTCCCATGGAATCACCTCTGCTTCTTTGGAAACAGATGTAGGCGCGGCGACCGTGACCTTGCGTTCGACATGTGGCAGAAAACCTGATCCGTCGAACACAGCGCTGCTTCCATCTTCGAGTATTCCCGCCAGGGCCTGAAAAAAATGCCTTGCCTGGCCGCCTGCGAGATTGGCCATTCTCGCAAATATCTTTGGTTGAGGCAGGTTCTTGCCAGCCTCCCATTTCGATACGGCCGAAGGTTTCGTACCTAAAGTCTGCGCAAACGCCGTCTGAGTCTCTCCCCTAAACTCGCGCAATTCGCGAATACGCAGAGCGGCCTCGGATGCTGTCTCGATTTTTTTGGGCTTCGGAGGCATAAAAAAGCTTGACCATTGTGAAATCAAGCATTATGCTCGGAATCACAATCAAGGGGGTTGAGTTTGAACCTGCATTTAAGGCTACATCGCCAGAACTCGCAAACGCTGCTCTTTTTTACGGTTTGTATAGCTGCGTTGCTCGAAAACTCAATGTAACGCCACAACATGTCCGTCACGTCTCTCGTGGCTTGTCTACCTCCAAGCGTGTGAGCGCAGAAATCCAGCGCGAAATTAAGCGTCGTTTGAAAAACGGTAAACAGGAACTTGCAGCATGAATTTTTCATCGCGTTTTCAGTCTCTGGCTGGTGGAACCTTCTCTGCAACGGCTAATCGCAAAGCGAATTCGACCGTCCAAGGACAGCCAACCCTGTTCGAAGGCGTCGAAAACGCTCTCTCTGGCAGCATGGACGACTCAGCCCTCGTCCGCGGGGTGCTAATCCAGTCCATCCGCAAATGCGGCAAATCACGCGCCCAGCTTGCAGAGAACATAAGTTTTCTTTCTGGCCGGGAGCTGACGGAAATCTCACTGAACAAATACACCGCCGAGAGTCGGACTGACTACCGTTGGCCGGCCGAACTCGACCGCGCCTTCTGCCAGGCCACCGGGGACGACACACTCCTGCGCTGCCGGGCTGAACTCGCCGGATTCTTCGTGATCGACGCCACAGAGGCTGAGCTGCTCGCCTTGGGCCGGGAA